ATCAGGCTGCCACACCACACCATAATCATCCAGAGCCACCACAATCACCGGATCCTGCATGTCAGGGATGTCCAGGGTGAAGGTGCCATCCGGGCCGCTCATCGTCTCGCCGACCACCTCGCCGGCTGTGCTCGGATCATAAGATACTGCCACCAACCGGCGCGGCACCCCCGCCTCCTCGATCGTGACCGTACCCTCTATCCGACCGTACCCCATCAGTCCGCGTCCCCTCGAACCTGCAGCACGAACTGGTCATTGTCTTCCTCGGCCTGGCCGGTTGTGACAGTGCGCGCAATCCATATCGGAGCCAGGCAGCCCTCGGTATTGAAGCGAACCACATTGCCGTTGGACCAGCCTGTGCCCCAACCAGCAGCGCGTATTACAAAATAGGGGAAGCCTGTGTTTACGTTCTCGGGCGCCAGGTCGACGTATATGGACCCGGTCGCGATAATCCCCAAGGTCTCGCCGATCACATCGAAAGTTGACGTCGAGCGAAAATGGATGGCCCACTTTTCAGTGATCGCGCCGCGGTTCGCAAACTCTATCGGCCAATTGACCAGATCATACTTTGCAGTAGTGTCGTCGCCGATGCGCTCTGACGTCCAATTAGGCTCGCCACTGTCCCAGCTGCGCTGAGTGAAATAGTCGAACACCCGGGAGTTGATGTCCCCCCAGACCAGTGCAGAACTCACGACGGTTTCATCCGCGGGAAAATCGTGGACCAGCGGCGCGAGAAATGACAGCTCGCCACTGATTTGCACATCATTGATCACGCTCATGTGCTCGATGCGGTCCTTGATGTTCAGAGGCGTGGTCAGCGCCGAAGTGTCCGCAGCCTGCAAGACTACGGGGTCCGCAAAGGTCACAGTCCCGGCCTCAAGGTTCGCCGTATACTGCGCGGGGTCCATGGCCACACCATCGGCATCAAATACCAAGATGCTTGCCTGGTGGTCCCTGGACAGCGACACCACCTGGCCGTCCGTTGGTGTGCCCGCATTCGTCTCTGCAGTATGGGACAGGACTACCACGTCGCCTTCACGATAGACCGGCACGCGGCCGTCGGCGGGAAGTCGCACAGGGTTAAGTCCGATCAGCTCTGCGTCGAGCGGAAGGAAGGAAAACAGTACGGCGCTGTATCGGCCAGAGTCGTGGTAAACGTACACCGGGTCAACTCCGTCAGTGAACACCAGGTCCACCACGCCAGTTTCCACGTTCACAAAGCCATCCACCGACGCCCCGGTGATCGTCCCGTCGACCCCGGCCAGTTCGCTGATCAAATTTCCCTCCTGGTCGGTCACTGTGATCGACAGAGACTGCGGGCGCAGCGGCTTGCCTGGCGTCCTGAAAGATATGCGGTCCACAGCAAGACGGTCATTAAGAGTAAGCGCCGCAACTACATCCACACCCAGCGGGGCGCCCGCCGGCCACGATTCGAGACTTATCGTGCGGTCGGTGTAGTTGACCGTACCCACCGCGGTGGCCGCACCGGTGGTCGACTCAAAGCCGGTATAGATGATGCCGTCTCGATCCAGGTACAGATTGCCCGCCCAAGTAAACAGCAACGACCCCGGCACAAGATTCCTGACGCTGGCGCCAGGTAGCAGATCCAGGGTGACGGTTTCCTGTGGCACTACCGTCTGCCCGGCAGCGTCGGATGGCCCGGCCTGCTGATAGCTGATAGTCACCGCGCCGCTCATCTCCTGTCGCTTGTTAACCGATGATGATGAGTAGCCGCCACCTACCTGATATTGCCTGCTTCCAAGGGTGTAGGGACGCAGCAGCTCTACGCTGTAGTCGCCCGTGGTGTAGTTGATCGTCCCCGTTGTGCCCGTACCGCGCAGGCTTCCACCGTTCTTGCCGAACAGCCAGCCGCCGGACCCATTGTCCACAACAGTCTGCAGCTTCGTGTATTGCTGACCGCTTGTGGTTTCGGACGTAACCAGCCCACCCAGCTCGACGCTGCCAGGCTCCAGGGGAGCGTTTGGTATAGTCCCGCTGATCACTCCATTCGTAAAGCTGGGACTGGCAATTACTTCCTCGTCTGGCACCGCGAAGTCATAATCCACAGTGATGCTGGTAGCATCATCGGGCAGAGTTGTGGGCTTGAATCGGATATAGCCCGATGCGTAGTCCACATAACCGTCGCCGTCACCAGCCAGGATGCCGGTGTCCGCAGTGTCATCCAGCGTCTTGGTGACCGCTCCGGACTCGTACGTCACAACAACCGTACCTGGCATCAGGCCAGGATCCGCTGTCAGCTCTATCTCACCTCCGGCCGATGCGATCGACCCGGATTCTTCAGTGGTGTCATCGGCCAGATCTATGATGAAGCTGAAAATTACTGCTGATCCGACGTCCGGGAGAGCATCGAGGGTCACGTTTATTGTGCCCGTCGTGAAGTTCACAGTGCCCGCGCCCAACCCCTCCAGGACGCCATTGCCGGGGTCGCGCAGGTCGTACCACTTGCCCAGAGCCATGTAGCTGACAACCGTGGTGCCTGGCCGCGGCTTCGCATCCGGGAATGTGCGGATATAGTTGAACGCACGGTTAACCAGCGTCACCTCCTCGCTGGTGGAAAGCGGCTTGCCCGAAAACAGCCCGCCCGGCATAAAGATCGCGCTACCGCTCTTCGTACCAGATCCGCTACCGCTATCCCTGACCCCCTCGATCAAGCCGGTGTCGTGGTCCAGGCTCAGCTCAGCGAACGGGAAGCTGCCGCTGGTGCGAGTCAGCGTGCCGCTGCCGTCATCGTCGTAGGTGGAGCCCTCCATCGTCAGCTGGACCGTGCCGCGAACCGCCGGACGGACCAGGTACCCGCGCACGTTAGCATCATCAAGGTACTCCATCTGCACCACTGACTGTGTGTAGTTGGACGCTGCGGCAGCCCGAATGTCCCGCGGCTGGAGACCCATCTGTTGATCAGTCAGCGGGCTCTCTGCCTGGGCGCTGGGCACCAAGCTGGAGTAGATATCTGCCACCTTGATGCCAAAATCACCAATGCTGGCCTCTTCCACCGACCTGGACGTGCCCCAGTATCTTGCGGCGTCCGCCACCTCCGTGGTGTACACGCCTGAGTGCGGGCTGGTGGGGCCTTCTGGTCGGGCCTCTCCGCCGACAAAGGTGTAGTCCAATGGCGCACTGATGCCCAGGTCAAGCCGCCGGCGCTCAAAATTCACCAGGTTGCTGCCGATAAGTGCGGTGAATGTCTGGACCTGCGCGTCAACTTCAGTGATGCGGACAAACTGCTGTGTTTCGCCGTCCGGCAGCTCGAGCAGGTAGACCTCGCCCACCTCCGGCACTGGCTGCTCCTCTCTCTGAAATCCTACCAGCCCACGCTGGCCCTCGTACTGCGTCCCCAGCAAGTCCCACTGCGCCGACGGCCCGCGCACTACGTAGCTTTCGATGCGCTGTTGCGCAGCATCGCGTTCGTCATCTTCGCTGCCTGCATCGAACATGACCACATGCACATTCGAATCGGCCGGCGGCTCTACGATGATCGCATGTGCGCCGAGGTAAACATCGGCGTTGTTTGTGTTGACGCCGACGAAAGCCTTGCGCAACGCCACATCACCCACCGTCCGGTCCAGTCGGCTGATGTCGGGAAACAGGTTGTTTATTTCGCCGTCGACTACCTCACGCCCCGTGGCTCGTCCTCCGCCATCGCTTTCATCCGTCAGGCGTTCGCTTTCATAGAGCTTTACGTTTTCCGGGTTGATTGCCATTAGGGTGAGTCCTTAACAATAAGATTCAATGTGATGAAGTAGGGGTGGCCATTAGCCTGCTGGTGCATCGCCAGGCGATAGACCGGACGGGCAGAAAATCCGCGCTTCCCACCAGTGCGATCGAACACGACGCCAAAGGTGCGACCATCCACCCAGTCCAGGGTCATGGTGTCACCGTCAGCAAGTGGAATTGCAGCCAGCGCGTGCAGCTGCTGAACTGTCGACAGAGATGTCCAAGAGCCGTCGCCGGAAGCCAGCGTCATGGGCCTGCCTTCGGGCTGTGCGTTCTCTTCCACAACCAGGGCGCCGGTGATCGTGGGCGTAATGTTCTGGCCCACGCCAAAGCCCTCGAATTCATCCGTCCACTCGATGTCGCCCGGCAGCGCGATGCCGGCCAAAGTTACTGCCATTGTGGTTACCCCGTCGTCAGGAAGCGGTTAGCTTCGATACTTTCCAGCAAGCGCTGCACCTGTGCGGGGTCCACGCCGTCCAGCGTGCCCAACTGTTCGCCCTGCACGCGCAGGTCCAGCGTTACACGCGTGGACGATACGGCGCGATCCAGTTGCGTCACCTGTTCCTGGCTGCGCCGTTCTGTGCGGGACACGTCCTGGCGCTCTTCGCGCTCTTCGTCCTGCGTGCGGCTTGCGCGCTCGGCCTCGAGCTCGGCGCGGCGCTGGCGGGCGGATTCTTCTGCCTCCAGGGCCTGCTGCTTTCGCAGTTCATAGGCCTCCTCGGTGAGCTTCAGCGCCTTTTCCGCATTGGCAATCGTCTCCCGATCTCCCAGCTTTCGGGCCTTATCCAGCTGCTCCTGCAGCTCAGTCTGGCGCTCAAGAAATCGCAGGCGCTCCACCTCCGCGGTATCGCCACGCAGCGCAGCCAGCTCCTGCTCTGCCGCATTTACCGTGTCGATGATGGAGTCATTCAGGGCCGATATTTCACGCCTGGCTGACTGTATGGCCCCGATCAGTGGCCTTAGTTGAGATCCGTCCAAAAGATCGAATCGGCGGGTCAGCTGATCCGCCGAGTAGTCGATCTCTTTAACCGCCCGGTCACCACTAAGAATGCGATCGGTCAGCTTCTCAACGGCTATGGCCTGCTCCAGGAAGGCACGCTCAGTTTCAAAGCCCGCCTCAGCCCAGCTGCGCAATAGCCGTGCGACGGACCCGCCACCTGTAACGCGCTTGTCCATGTCGGCCAGGCGGCCTTCAACAGCAGATAGCTGTTGCTCCAAGGCGCTAGCGTCAGCTGTGGCCTGGCGAAACCCAAGACGCTGCTGGAAGGCCTCGGCAGCTCGCGATGACAGACCGGAAAGGTAGTTGGCCCATCTGTCGCCAATGGCGCCGATCGCTGCTCCAACGCTACCGGCGGACTCAACAACCGTGTCACCGGCCTCCTTGGCAGTCCGGCCAGTCTCCTGAAGCTCATCTTGCAGGAAGACCACTTGCTGGAAGGTCCGCTTGGTCGCATCAGTGGCGTCATCGGCAGCACCACTGACCTGCTGAAAGTTCTGAACCAGCCCACTGCCACCGGGGGCTTCTTGCTGCTGATCCTCGCTCAGACCCCGCAGCTGGTCCTGTAGGGCCTTGTATCGCTTGCGCAGCTCTTCCAGGCGCTGTGCCGCGGCTTCCGAGCCATCCTGCTCCCAGGCCGCCTCCATCTCGGCAATGGCCAGCGCTGTGTCTGCGATCTGGCGGGCCAGTACGTCCTGCTGGCGGGCCAAGCCCTCCGTATTCTCCGCCGCCGACTTCGCCCCTTCGGCGGCATCGCGATTCGCGCCAACCAGGTCCTTCGCGGCGCTCACCGCGCCCTGAATCACTCCAGCTGCTTTGCCTGCGCCTTTGCTAGTGTTATCGAAAGCACTGACAGCCGACTTGCCAGCGTCCACTGCAGCCTCGGCGTAGCCGACAGTTTTCGCCCACAGATCCTCCATAGTGCCTTTCAGGTTCTGTGTGCGGAATTCCGCGCGCCTGACTGCCTCATCTGAAGCTAGGCCGAGATTATTTGCCCCCTTGACCGCCAACTCTATGGCTTTGGAGACACCGGCAGCCAACGCCCCCCAGTAAGCTTGAATTCCGGCGCCCAGAGCTTGTGTGGTACGAAAAACCCCCAGCAGGGTATTACCAAGAAACTGTGCAGTATCTACTACAGCCTGAAGGCCGCCGGTAATCTCGTCCCGGTTGTCCAGCAGCAAGCCCACCCAGTCCCGGGTTCGCTCGATCAGGCCGCCAAGCACACCCGCAATGTCACCTATCAACTTCGGATTACTGGCAAGAAACCCTTCGAAATCCTCAGCCAGCTCCGTGAAAGTAGGCGCAAGCTCCGCAGCTACCTTGTTACGCACCTGGTCCAGTCGGTCACGGATTTGCTGGAAGGCGTCATCGGTGTCTTTCAGGGCCTGAAGGTCGGCCTCTGACACCAGGGAACCTCGCTTCCTCGCCTGCTCCTGCAAGCGCGTCAGCTCCGCGGTGTTATTCTCGAGGAGCGGCAACAGCAGGGAGGCGTCGCTGGCAAGGGCTTCCAGCACAAATATCTTGTTTGATCGACTGCCCAGCTTGTCCAGCTCACGGCCGATGGTCGCCAGCTGCTGGTCCGGAGAAAGCCGGGCCAGCTTCTCAATATCCAGCCCCAGCCCCTGAATAACTTCGCGGGCCTCACCCCCGCCCGTCAGGTAGGCGTCGCCGATCTTCTCGGAGACGTCCTTGAGAATGTCCGCGGCCTTGTCGTTCTCAATGTTGAAGCGGCTTGCCGCGTACTGGAACGCCTGGAGCTCATCGGTCCCAATACCCAAGGCCTCAGCAGTGGCCAGCGTCTGTCTGGCGAGATCGGCCTGCTGCGCGGTGAACCGAGTCAGCAGGCCTACAGCAGCGGCCGCGCCCGCCGCAGCAGCGGCCGCGCCCCACTTGCCCAACGTTACGATGCTATCGGACAGCCCCCGCCGAAAAGCCAGGATGCGGCTGGTACCTTCCTTCTGTTCTCGGTTCAGGTCCTGCAATGCCCGCCGCGCCGCTATCGTCTCCTTCTGGTTGCGCTTCTGGGCGGCGTTCAGGTCTTCGAGGTTCAGGCCCGCCTGGCCTGCCTCTTCGCCCAGCTCTTCCAGGATCCGTTCGGACTTTTTGTATTCAGCCTCAGCATCGCGCGCAGTCTTGGTGGCCAACTCAAGGGCCGCCGCTTGGCTGGCGGTCGCCTCACCGCTACGCTCAATCTGCTCCTGCAGTCGCGTTACGCGGATCTTCGCGCGATCCCAGGCCTTGCCGGTGTTGCTGACCGCCTTTTCAGCCTGCTGGAATTGGCGCACCAGGCGCCCCTGGTCTTCCAGCGCACGCAGCCGATCCTGCAGGGCCTGCGCATTCTCACCCAGATTCTGGACGCTATCCGCAGCTGCATCAGTCTCAGATGACAGGCGGTTTTTGGCGCTCAGTATCAGGTTGACAGCTTGGTCTTTCAGGCTGGCCATAGGAGCCTCTTTAGCGGCGAAAAGGCCCAGCCTCGCGGCCGGGCCTATTCAGTGGAGATGTCGTGGGGCCGGACGGCCCCGAGGTGGATCAGGAAGCGGGCTCGGCCATATCTACCCGGAAGTACTTGGAAATTTCCGAGCCAACAATGGAGCTGTCAGAGAGCACCGAACCTTCGAGGGGGAGCTCTGCGTAGTCATCGCCGATGAGCTCCAGGCCAGTGGTGGGCGTGAACTTGCCCTTGTGGATCCTCACCACCACCTCCGCACCGGATTTGGCCTCGTTCAGACCCTCAAAAACCAGCTCATACTCATCACCGGAGCTCGTCATGGCTTCCACCACGTCGCCCTTTTTCTTGGTGTAATCGACACCGACCTCGTCAGAATCAGACGCCGCGCCCCCCTCCAATATCCGAATGCCGGAGCGGGTGACTTCGTAGTCCGTGTCCGCGACCAGCGCGCTGGGCGAACCATCGGGATCCAGTACAACCGCAATGGCCTGGGTACGGTCCGGAATGTCATTGAACGGAATCAGGCCGCCGACGTAGGCAGTGTGTCGCTCATCCGTTACGGCTCCCGCGGCGATCGCACGCACGCTGGCGCGCAACGCGATACCCAGGTTCTGCGGACGCAGCTCCAGCATGGTCAGGTTCATGCCGACCGTGCTGATCCTGTCCACCACGTTAGCCTCGCCGCCGCCGGCGTTCTCGTAGTCGGGCTGGCTGATGCTGTTGGTCTCAACGTTGAAGGAAAGGCCGCTGCAGTTGCCAATGGGCAACAGCGGCGCCGCAGCACCCTTCACTCGCAGATTGATGGTGCCCTTGCCGATAAATGCATAGGTTTTCTGTGCCATGTTCAGTCCCCTTGGTACTGTTCGATGTAGGAAATTGCTGCAGGCAATGCTGCAAGTGCATAGTTGGAGTCGGGTTCCGGGTTATACTGCGCGGGCTGTATATCCAGGGCCCCGACCAGCGGCGACTGCCACCGTTGCTCCATCAGCTTCAGTGCAGCGCGCAGATCCCGCACCGCGGCCTGCAGCCGATCTGATTTGTCCACCTTGTCCACCACAAATATGATGAACGCCCCGGCGACCCTCGCTTGATCCGGGTGCGGACTTTGTGTCGATTCGGTATTTGGCTGGATCACGTAAAAGGGGCATTGTTGATCATCACTATCAACCGCGTGGGCCAAAAACCCCCTGATGACATTCTTTCCCGCATCGGTGAAGTACCCGTCGGCGACCGTAATCCCCTTCAAAGCAGCCTCGAGCTGCTTCGCCGCCTGTATGCTCTCGGCTTCTGCCATGTCATGCCCGCCTTCTAAATTCTTTCTTGAAGCGCTTTACAGCGATATCCATCGCTTTCGGTGCGATTCTGAGTCGCACACCGCGCCAGGCCTCATCCACGGATGAGCCATAGACTGCCGCGAGCTTTGCATTGGCGCCTCGACCCTTTCGCACCAGCATGATGTAAGCCCCGGAATTCTTGCCCCAAATGAAAAACGCGTTGGGCCAGGCCTTCTTTTCGCCTCCGCGTTTTGGCCCCCAAGCCGTGGACCCTGCGGCCTTGCGGCCCTTAGGAATCCGGCGATAGGGATCGCCTTTGACTTTCGACAATGGCGACTTCGTCGGTGCAGTCTTCTGGGCTGCGCCGAAGCGTGGCGCAAGCACGGACCGACGCTGCGCAGTGATCTTCGTTAGCAGATCTCCGCGACTTGACCGCTTGGTGATTGACATTTGCTTATGCACATAAGCCTTTTCGAGGTTTAGCTCCTTGAAGATGGACGCCCGGCCTTCTCTGAGTGCGAACTCCGCACCCGCCTGCAGTGCCAGGTCAGCAGCTTGGTTTGCGGCTTCCGGGGCCCTCTTAAGCGCCTGCGCGAAAACATCCAGGTCCCCAAGGTTGAAGCTAGCGGCCACTATGCTTGCCCGCCGTCCAGCGCTCCTCCGTCCGGTCGCCTGCCAGTTTGCTCAGCAAGCGCCAGCGGTCATCATCCTTGCCCGTGTCCACCACCGTTCCGCGCATGGGGTTGGGAACTTCAGACAACTGCAAATGGATGATGCAAAGCTCTTCGGTGAACACGCCGTCATTTCCCCGGACCGTAGAATCCCTATCCAGGATGACCGTGGCGTCTTCAACAGGTAATAGATCGGGCACGGAAACAGTGGCGAGGACACCCAGTCGTTTGAACTGGTCGACAGTTGCCCGCCGTTCGATCTCATCGAAGTCCACGCCACTATTCCCGCTGATTGCCCCGCGCTTACGGCAGGGCGTTCTCGTGCAGCCTGATGATCGCGCCAGGCCGGGTGCAGAGGTGGATGGGATTGGACTGGGCCTCCAGTTCGATGCCCTTGCCGTGGTCCATCAGCTCGCTGCTGGAGTAGAACGGCAGCCCGATCGTGTTGACCGCGTCCATGTAGTTGGCCGGCGCGTAGCGCGTGATGAACAGCTCATCGGCGGACATCGGAACCGCAAAGGCCTCCGTGGTGGGCACGAATGGCGTACCGTTCACGGCGCCCCGATAGCGCTCGAAGATGATGCCACCGAAGTCCAGCTCTTCCCGCGCGTCATCCCGCAGGCGCTGGCTTTGCTGGTATTTGTATGCCTCCGTCACCAGCGGGTGGGTGATCAGCTTGCGCCAGAAACTGGAGCCACACAGGGCTCGAACGCCGGAAAACATGATGTCCCCCAGGGCGACCTCGATTGCCTCGAGTACATCCAGACACTTGAGCTGTACGTTCGTCGTGCTGGTGTCCAGAACGAAGGCAACCGCCGTCTGAGTGATGCCGAAAGCCGTGTACAAGTTCAGCAACTCCGTGGCACCGTCGGCATCCAGGATCTGGCCGCGAATTGCGCCCATGCGCTGGTATTCGTGCGTGGCGTCCAGCTTGCGCGCCATGGTCAGGGTGCGCGCATCCACCAGGTCCTGCAGGGCCTGGAGCGTGTCCTCCGAACCGAACGCCCTGATGTTCTGCGCTTCATCCGCCATAATCTGCGCGGTGGTCGGCAGGTGCACGGCGCTGAACGTATGCCCGGTGCGCTTGTCGGGCAGAACCGGGGTTCCCGGCGCGCCGCGCTCTTTGGCCGGCACCAGGCCCAGCTGCTTACCGGACTTCTCTACCACCACCGTGGTGGTAGTGATGCCTTCTTCCTGGAACAGGCCCAGCTGGCCCAGGCGCCGCGGCAAGTATTCCGCTTCGTTGATGGACGCTGTCAGCCGGGCAGTGGTGAAGATGTCACTGTCGAAAGGGTTCATGTTTGCTTTCCTCTAGTTTCAGCAAAAGGGTGCCCGCCCAGCTGATGCCAGGATGGCGATGTAAATTGCGTAATGTCAGGCCAGATGTAGCCTGGGAGTGATACCGGATCAGGTGCGGACGATGATGCCCAGCGCGGCCAGCTCGGCTTCAGCAGCGATCTGCTCGGGACCCGTTATATCCCCGGGCCAGGTCAATGCAGCGCCGGCCACTTCGCACTGACGAACGTGCACAACCGCGTCCTCATCCCCGCCGCTGGCGTCGACGGCCTCGTAAAGCACGCCCGCCGCCTCTTCAGTGCCATCACTGGCGTCCTGGTCAAACACCGCATACTTGCCAGACGCCGTGATAATACCCAGCACCGTCCCGGCAGCCAGGTTGTTACCTGATGCCAACGTGACCTGCTCCCGGCTAAGGGCGCCATTGGCTTCAGAAAGGATGTGCTCGCCTGGGTGGCGGGCTTCTGTGAAGGTAGTCATAAGGTAGTCCCCTTAGTCTCCAGTGGGTTAATGCTGCACGCTACTGCGCGCGGTTATTGCGCCGGCCATAGATCGCTTTGGTATCTATGCCGGTATTCTGCCCGCCTTCGGGCGAATGCTGAGAATGGATGCCGGGCGCGGCGGCGGCGGCGGTCAATACGAAGTCAGCGCCCTTGTCCGCATCCCAATCCTCGGTGACGAGCTTTTCCAAGGCACCGTAATCCCCGGTGGTCTTGCAGGCATTCATCAGAGCCAGCACCCGGTCCCGCTCGGCTTTAACCTTGCCAGGCGCGTCCACGCCCGCCTGAATATCCTCAATCAGGCGCGGGCACGCCGCCTGCAGTTCCTCCAGCGTCATCGACGCCAGTTCCTGGGCTTCGAGTTCCTGTGGTTGGGTAAACATCCGGGCCTGAAGTTGCTCCTGGACAGCCTCCAGGTCGCCCTCGACGGCGTCTTCCTCCAGCTCCAGCGCCGCGGCCAGCACGCCAACAGCCGTGAGCTGCTCGGCTGACGAGGGATGAAGCCTGGCTTGGGCTTCCTCGCCCATCTTCGCCAGCGCCCCGCCCAACTCAACCAGACAGGCTGTGGCCGCGGCCTTGGTCTCCATCATGGAATCCGCCAGGCCCAGATCCAACCACTGCTGGGCGGACAGTATGGTTCCCTGGCCGATGTCGCCGCGGATCAGCCCCTCCAGCTCCTCACGTCGATCTTCCCCGATCCGGGCCAGGTAAGTGTCCAGGATGCCATCACCGATGGTGTCCAGATCTTTGGCCAGATCCCTGAATTCATCCGCATTGCCCACCGCCGCCGTCCAGGGATAATGCAGAAGACCGAAAGAGCCCAGCCCCATGTTGACTTCGTCTGCCGAAGCTGCGATGACGGACGCGATGCTGGATGCCTGGCCCAGTACGTTCACTACCACGCGAGCCGGATGCGCACGCAGGAAGTTGGCGATGGTCAGGCCGTCGCTGACAGATCCCCCGGGGCTGTTCAGGTCAATGTGGATTTCCTGCAGGTCCCCGAGGGCATTCATCGCGTTCATAAACGCATCGCTGGCCACCCCGCCGTCATCCCACCAGCTGCCGCCGCCGATGATGCCGTCAATCGTTACTTGCGCCACATTCGCCTGGCTTCCCTGATCGTGTTTCCGCGCTTTGATGTCAAACCACTTTTTCATGGGGTGTCTTCCTCTTCTTCCTGAGTCTTAGTGATAAAGTCCAGGGCCATCTGTACGGCCCCGCTCTTGTTTGTCTGCCGGGAGTTTGAGTCGAAAACCAGGCCCCCGTGGCGCTCAGCGCTTTGCTCTGACTCCTGAATCCTGCGGTCCAACTCATCCAGGCTATATCCGCGCTCAGCGGCCTTTTCACTACGCGGCGCGAACCCGCCACGCACTTCCATAAGGTCGGCCATGACCTCCTTCAACGGATCCACCCAGGACCAGCGTGGCGCGATCCAGTTGATGGCCAGGTACTTATCGCGATTCTCCCAGTAGTCCGGCAGGGTAATAGCCCTGGACACAACTGCAGTATCCAGCCACTTGGCGGCCACCGGCTTGCACCATTGCTGCACGAGCAGGTGTGCCTGCAGGGCTTCGCAGCGACGCCGGAACTCCAGTAACCCGGCACGAATGCTCGAATAGTTCACACCCTTCAGGTCACCGGTCAGCTGCTCGTAAGTAACACCGGCTCCCTTTGCCACCGCGTGCAATTCCCCACGAAGCCAGCCGTCATAGGCGCTGCCGATGTCCGGCGGACTGCTAAAGGTGACCTCTTCGTCATCCTCCAGGTAATGAATGGCGCCGGGCGTGAACCTGTCCAGAGGCTCCAGCTCGCCAGGCAGCATCACCTGATCACCAAACTCTGGGCGATCATCCTCAAGGTCTGGGGACTTGCGCTTTACAAACGCGCCGAAGAGTTGCGCCAGCTTTTGCCTCGCCAACATCGCGTCCTGCATCTCGTCAATTTCATACAGGCGGACAATGACGGAAGTGAGTTCTGGCACGCCTCGCATCTGGCCAGGGCGCGTACGGCGGAACAGGTGGACGACGCTGTGCGCCGGTACCACGATCCGCTGATTGTGCCTGGCTGTCAGGCGCTCACTTGGATGGTGGCGCCAAAGGTGATATGCAGTCCGGCGACCGATAGCATCAAACTCGACGCCCATTTTGATCAGGCGACCACCCTCGAGCACTCGATTTAGCGCAGGATCCAGATGATCAGGCTCCATCAGCTGCAGCTGCAGCGGGACGGACATTCCATCCTCAGGGCGACGGAAGCGCAATCGGGTCAGAAGCTCACCAGATTCGAACTGCGCACTGATACCCAGTGTCTGTAGCCCGTAGAAGCTCTCGAAGCCGTCTGCATCTGCCTCGGCCGCCCAGCGATCCCACAATGCCTGTATGTCAGGATTGGCCCAATCCGGACGCACGCCGGTACCAACCATGTTGCTCACATAGGCATCCCTGGCGCCTTGGGCATGCGGATTGTTTCGTATGGCATTTCGGCTGCGGGACTGCAGCAGTGGCAGCGAATGTGCCAAAGGCGTATTCGGCCCGGTCGAGATGCCGCCCTTGCCCCCCATGCGTCGTGTGCTACTGGCCCCTTCGTACATGGCCCTGGCGAGGTTTGCACCGGCCGGCACACGGATTCTAGGCTTTACCATGCTGCTCATGTCACAGCCCCTTGGATGTGAAGATATGCCGGGTCCGGCTACGCCGCCTGCCGGCCGCAGCCTGCTTTTGCAGGTCCGCCTCGATCAGCAACTTCATTCGCTCAATCTGTTCGGGGCTGGCTCCCTGATAAACCAGCGTTTTGCCATTCGCCGACCGGACCTGCAGCACCCGATTTCCCTGAACAGCGTCCAGCAGGGCTTGCTGGACCGACTCCAGATCTTGTTGTGTATAAGCCATTGAGGTTTCCTAAAGGTTCGACTTGACCACGCGCCGCCGGCGGCGGCCGCGATGCGACCGGTGACCGGCCTGGTCGCCGGGCTCTTCCCGCGCTTCTGGATCAAATATCAGCGTGTTGCGCGGCCAATCTTCGGCCCAAGGCGGCGGGGCCTGCCAGTTGACCGTTTCCAGGCCCAAGATGATGTACAGCGCCACCGCGTAAGCGCACAGGTCAAAAGCCTCATTCGGCCGCTTGCCGGGCTTCTTCCACTTCCCGGTGGCGGCGTCCTTGACCTCATAGGTCAGCTCGTCAAACCACCACCGCCCCAACCAGTCGGGCACATGCATATACCCAGCGCCGGGGCTATCCCGATCCATCGCCAGCGCAACGATATCTTTTAGCAGGTCAGTGCCCAATATCCACAGAGGCACATCACCCCGGGCCTTGGATTTACGCGACTTGCGACCCGAATTGTCTGGATAGGTCTTCCTGACGCGGTTTGACGTTTTCGTGCTGCCGCCCTTAAGCAGGTAAACCCTGTCCTGCAGCCCATCCCTTTTCAGACGCCGGTAATAGTCGTACGCCTGTGACGTCACCGACTCTTCGCCATGGCCCTCACCACCAGTGTCGACACCCATCGCCGCTATGGGCATCCGGCGTCCGGATCCGTCTGCCAGCCGATAAGACCTGCGCAGCACGTCCCTGGTCAACAGATCCCAATCCTCGCCGTGGGTGGCCGGGCTGATCCTCCGCGGCTCCTGGTCATTATTCGGCCCGCGGTCCTCCTTGATATTGAACCGGTCCACAAGCCACATTTCCCGCCCAGGCCCAAATCCATGAATCTGCACCACAAAGCGCCGATTCTTTCCGCCTTGGACATCCACAGTGGCGATCAACACGCGCACGCCTGCCGGCACCGTGCGATGCTCGATGGCTTCGGTGCGGTCCATGAGCTGCAGGCTGGACCGGGACTTCGCAGAAACTCTGCTCTTGTACGGCCGCCCCCAGTCTGTGTTGATGACCGTTTTGAGATCTTCCTGGTCACCAGTTTCCGCAAAGGTCGCTTCCGCCGCGGCCAGCTTCGCCCTCAGCTGACCCCAGGTCTGGTAGGCCGCCGCGGGACCCTCCATCCAGAACGACGCAATCCGGACCGGCCGCCTGGCGCCATGGATGACGCCATCCACGTCTAGCTCGCAGCCTTCAGGCAGCCAGCGGTGCTCTCTGTTCAGCTGCCGCTTTTTCTTCGGGTCCAGCTCCACTGCGCAGTGCGGGCAAAAAACCAGGCCAGACTCCATGTTGAAGTTTTCTTTGACTGGCTGGAACCACTGCCGGCATCCCTTCTCGGGGCACTGCCAGTATAGGCGGCGCCGGTCCCCCTGGTTGTACAGATCCAGGATGCCCGTTGTGGGTGGAGCCCGGTGCGGCTCGTCTTCAGGGAGCCGCCAATCCGCATCCAGCACGGGTCGACCCGGGGACGACTCGGCCATCGTCATGCCGGTGGAGCCGAATGTCTGAGTGCGCTTGCCGGCCAACTGGAACGCGGATCCCTCGCCGCCAATGTCGGGGGGCATCCGGTCATAGTCCGTCAGCAGCACGAACTGATAGTCGGAGCTGGCGAACACGTTCTTGCTGGGCCATTTGATCGCCAGGTAATTGCCCGCGCGGAATATTTTGTCGTGGACGTTGTTGTCGTTTGCCCTGGGACTCAGCCGCTCCAGCAAGTCCGGCGATGCGTTAAACTCCCGGTCCAGTCGCTTCTTGGAAAATTCGCGCGCCTTTTCCTCGGTGATCTGGGCCAGCAGGCCGTCACCGGGATCATTGATAACCTTGTAGGCGATATACCCGTCTATCAGGCCAAGGGTCTTCCCAGTCCTGGCAGGGCCGGCAAAAATCACCGCGTCATACAATCGGGAGCCCATGCAATCCATGGGCTCTACCATGTAGGGCGTTTTCTCCGGCGACCACAGCGTCCGGGTGCCATTACCGTGCACGACGTAGAGCGATTCGCGCGCCGCATCGCTTACCCGGATGCGCCGCGGCGGACGCAGCAAATCCGTAATACCAAGCGCCGACTCTGTGGCGCGGGTGCGGAACGCCTCGGCGTGGTTGTCAGCCGTCACTATTCGTCGACCTCTGATTCCAGCGCCCTGGACACAGCGGCCGCTGTTTCGTTGCGCACGCCGTCAAGCACTTCCTGGACCAGCACAAGACCCTCCGGCGCCAGGTTCGCATCTCGCTCCAGTATGTCTGGGATCGAATCCAGGGCTGCCGCAACGGTCTTGCAGAACGCGGCCAGGCATCGTGCGTGTTCGGACTCAGGAATCAGCCCGCCCAGCTTTTCCTCGAGCTGCACGCGATACAGCTCAGACTGATACCACGCCTTACGGGCCTCCGGAAAACTATCCAGATCCAGATCTCCGCCAGGGCTACTGCCCGCTGGCGAATACATGAACTTGACCACCTGCCGCGCGTCGTAGACCGGATTGCCACGCACCTGGTCGGCCGGGGGGATCCCGGACTGCCCGATCCGCTTCGACACCGTTTTGCGGTCCATACCGAGGAAGTCCGCCAGCTTGCTGACGGACCAGTGGTATGCAGCTTCGGTGCCAACAACCTTGGCCAAAACGCCCCCAGACCGACCTGTGGCCGCGCTTCACCCCGGCAGCTGCAGGTCTCCCCCTTCCCCACCTTCCCCAGGCGGGCCACTGCGAGATAATTACTATATTTCAAGCGGAATTTACAATTTACGGGAGACCTGCAGCTGAGGCCCTACAACCCGAAAAACTATCCGAAGGCCGCGATTTCCGCGCCCCCGTGGACACTGGCTATCAGGGTAAGGACCCGCTAACCCCCGCCATCATCGGCGCGGCCCGCCGGCAGGCAAACCTCGCGCACGTAATCCTGCAGCGTGCGCACGCGGTCCGCCAGCTCCCAATACCGCGCGTTGTTTTCAGCCGCAGCGCGCAGCACGTCACCCGAGCTTGCCGGCCGATCAGGTGGAAGCATACGCAGCTGAGATGGTGCCAACATGTCGCGCGGATCAGGGCTCGGAATCACCGGACACAGGTCCACGTGCCGTGGCGTTGAAGCCGCGCACCCCAGCAAGATCCAAGCAATCGCCAGCGGCGGCATCATTCTCCATGTATTGTTCCAGCGCATGGTCCACCATCCCTTCATATTCTGCTCGCAGCTGGTCCCGGCGAAGCGCCTCGCGCTCAACTGCCTCGAGCCTGCCCAGCCGCTCGTTCGCAAGCGCGCGACCCGCCTTCTCCGCGGCCAAAGCCGCGCGCGCCGTACCAAGCTCAAGCTCTGCCATCCGCTCGCCGAGGCGCCACGCCTGCACTTGCCAGCCAGCACCGGCCGCCAACGACACCACCGTCGCAGCCGCCGCAACCCGCCAGGGCACCCGGGACTTAAGGACTGCCAACATCACGCTGCGCGAAAGCCGCGGCCACATTGGCAAAAGAGTACGAGGCGATCACCGCAGAACTGATCATCGCGTAATCTGCGCCAGTTATCTTACCGGTAGCCATTGCAAAGGACGCAGGCACCTGAACAAGCAGCGTAACCAGGAATTTTCGCGACCTGAATTTGTTGTCCATGCTCAACCCGGTATCAGCTCGTAGTGCGGCAGGTCATGGAGCTGCTGGTCCACAGTCCTGCCATCCGAATCCCAATCGCCGCCCCATCGTATTCTGTGCTGCATGCGGCCCTCCGCCCTCAGCCGGCGTGCCACTTCATCAACTCGCCCAGCAAGTACGCAAAAGGCCTTTGCATCGCCCCAGTCTATGTCACGGATCTGAGCTTCATACGGTGCCAGATCAACAGCCCAACTGGGCTCACGGTTGTGCTTCGAGTCAGGCCACTGCAGCGATGATGCTCCCGCTCGGTATGCGGCATCTTGATCTTCCCTGGATCGGAATCCACACACCACAGTGATGTCATAGTGTGCGATCAGTTCACGGCAAAGCACCTGCAGATCTTGGTGGCAGGTCGCCAGGCGGCGGCGGCTGGCCAGGCTGAACTCAGGCATTGGGCACGCCTTGGGCCTTGACTCGCAGATCATCTTCGATCTCTACGGCTTCGCCTGTGCTGGGATTCCACAGGTCTGCGTAAACCTTGTAATCACCTGGCTCCCACGAATTGGTAGCATCCCTGGAAAACAACCCCACGAAACGGGTGCCGGCATCGTTCTTCTGCGTCAAATCCATCTGCCCAATGGCTGAGGCGCCCGGAGAGGCCTTCACCATGACCCTGCAGCTCCAGCCAGTCAGCTCCGGATCTCCCTCCAGGCCATACTTAAGGCCAAGGCTGGCACCCTGCGCAATCACCCTGCCCGCCATGTCAGCCCTCCGACGGATTCAAGTTGAGCGGGCGCACCCACAGAATCAAATGTCTGTAGAGACGCCACGGAATCCAGATAAATCAGGATGTCTTGCCCGTCAAGATTCTGACGGTACACGAGACTTACCGTCTGACCGGCGGTATTGAACAGCCCTGCCGCGGGGCGAAGAACTCGATGAATATTCGCGCTCGCATCCTGACCAGACATCTCGAACACACCATGGCCAGCGATCAGGCGATAGGCCTTCAGCAGGGAAATGTCCCGGCCCTCGAAAGTGTAAACGCCAGAAATCGCTTCTAGCCTGCGATGCACGCGAAACGTGGCGTCTTGACCTTGAGTAACGAAACCACCGGAACTGGCCACCAGGGCATGTTCCTGAACCACCCGAAAGTCCGCATTCTGACCGGAAGTTGAGAAATCACCTTCGCCCGCTTGTAGATAACGCTGGGAGACCAATCCTGCCGCAGGCCCGACGGTCTCAAAAACACCAGTTTCTGCAGAAAGTAGATATGTTGCGGACGCAAACTGAAAGAATGTCGTGCCGACTGCAAATGTGCCTACAGACACTTAAAAGTCCCCGGAATCATAAGTCAGCATCAGCTCCAGCGATGCCTTGTCCTTAGCGTAATACTGATCGTTGGCGCCAATCGCAGGATAAACGACCGGATGCGGCTGCGGAGCAAATGCCGCAGGCGGGTAGCCGTATGAATATGAAATCAACCCGCCGAGATATGTAAAGATCGCCGCTATGGTGTCCACGTTTTCTGATGCTGTTTCGGACACGGCCTGCCACTCGCCGCAGACAACCGGCACGGTCGCGCTTGCCCAGGACGAGATATAGCCAAGCGTGTCATCTATATCTCCCGGAAAGCGGTCCGACGTTGGGTAAAAATGCGGCTGGCAAAAATCCAGCAGGTCCTGCGTGTTCGCGTAACCGAATGCGCCACTTGGAAATGGCAGAACCCCGCACGTAACCAGCGCGTCAGGGTCAACAGCCTTGATGGCGTCACGCTCCTGCGTTATCCAGTCGCGCACCGTGTCGTCGTCCACCGAAGCCCCCTCCGCAACGCACTGGTTGTAGTAGACTCCTTGGCTGCCGTAGTTACCAGCGAATATGTCTGCAGTGGGGTCGGCGCTTATGTACGGCTCGTTAATGAGGTCATAGGCCATTACCGTTGTCGCGTTCCCCGAGTCGACAACAGCCTGCACCAGTTGTGTCCAGAAATACTCCTGCACGTCCCAGCGATCGGCGTATGGCAAAGCCTCGTACCACGCAGGAGCATCATCCGGCACCCCGACATTGCAGCCGCACAGAATCATGTACAGGCCCGCCTGTCTGGCTTGGTCGACCTGATAGATCAGGTTAGCCATTTGCGTGGTGCGCACGGAAAGGCTGTTTTCGTCCGCCCCGGTGATGTACTGAAACATCTGCAATTGCACGCGGTGGACATTTGCTCCCATGCGCTTATTACCACGCAACTCGCTGCGGATTGCGGACTTCACGGCGGCGGCCTGCGTCTCGTAGTAATCATCCCAGTGCTGGATGACCGCTGAGCCGTGGTCGAACTCCAGATTGTGGAACCCGTAGGGGTTAATCACTCCGGTTTCGGCAGTGACCAGCGAAGATCCGATCGTTGCGACACGCGGCAAGGTATGCCGCAGCTTGATAGCGGACCCGCCAATCGCGACGCGGCTTGTGCCGACCTTGACGCCTTTAGACATCGTAGGTCACGCCCATTGCGTGCTTGAATGAATGGGCGCCTACTGGATAAAACTTCTTCTCACTGGACGATGTCAGATCATGCGCAGCAATAGCCATCTCCATCAGCGTGAAGTTGGCCATTACGCGGGTTGAGTCCAGTATTGTCGCCTCCAGCGCGCCATCGATATAAAACCGGGTTTCCGCGTCGTCATGGTCATACACTATGCGGAAAGTCTTGTTGGTGGTCGAGCCAGCCACACCCGTATCAGTTTTGGTAACACCGCCAGCGTTGCGCACCACAGCGTGCCAGTTGTTGCTGCTCGGTGTCAGCTCAAAGAACATGCCCTGCGGGTTTACCGCTGTGACCGTCGACAAGAAACCAACGTAGTAATGGTGGCCATTGGACACAGGGTCAGTGTCGCTGGTGCCGCACATCCAAGACTGGTCAAACGACCTGTTACCAGCCCAGAAGGAAACTGCCATAGAGCTTTTTAGGGACACCCTGCCCGTTGACGAACTGCCGGTAGTCAGTGTTACAACCTGCCCGAGAAAGTTGGTTACGGTTGCGCCCGCGCCCGTGCCGCTCTGGTTGACCGTGTAAGGGTCCTTTCCAAAGTCATCGCCATCGGAGCTTGTGAAGCCTATCGGCGCCCCAAAAAAAGCGCACGCGCCCTGGACAGAGCTTTTTGCTCGGGTGAAGATGATTTCTGACATGGTGCGGTCGAATTGGTCGACCGTGGCCTTTCTTCCGTTACCGCCCTGCTCAACCGGAACAAACTCTGCGCCGGTAAGGGCAGACGCGGCGGTCATGTCCCCAATATCAACGTCCTGCAACGCCGCAATGTCGTCAGCCATGTCGTTAATATTTTCGGCCGCCGTGACCGTAATGTACCCTAGTTTGGTGCGCTCGGCGGGGGTGAGGATTTTGGCGTTTGTACCCTCCACCATATTTGACATGTCTTTCAGCGAGTCCGCGTCAGCAACCAGCCGGATTTCTATATTGCCTCCAGACCAGTTCACTGCATTGTCGGAGTTGCTGGAGTTGATAACTGTGTCCACAGACAGGCTGGTGCCCGATGCGGTGTATGTGCCCTCAAAAAGCATGTAATCGGTGCCGGAGGCATCGATAGCGAAGAACGTGCGCGAATCACCCTCGCCCAACACGTCGGGTATTCCCCGGTGATACTTCAGCGCAGTCGTCAAGGTCAGCGGTCCTGTGCCGGTGGTGGCAGACCTGCTGCCCGTGTTGTTTTCGAAATCCGACATCCTACGCTAGCACTCGCGTCTTTCTCATGGGTTGGGCGCTCAGGAATCCTGCAGCACGCCGTTCACTTCACTGAAGTCAACGTCCATGCCTTCGCCATCCGCCAAGGTAATGCTTTCCCCCTTGTCCCAGTATCCCACCAACGGGTCCGCGGGACTGGAGGGCGTGTCGTTGACCAAATACACGTAGCGGAAAGGGCCGAGACTGCCGCCGCTAGCCTTCAGTTGATTCACGCCGGTCTTATCTTCCAGCACCAGCTTGTACACGCCTCCGCTCTGACCGCTGGACGTGGTGGTAACGTTCAGGCTCGACGTACCACCATCGAGATTGGTGTACGACACCTGGGTAACGCTGGCGAGAACACAGTCGTCGGTATCGATGGACGGATCGGTGGACTCCGCGCTGGGCGCGGTGTTGGACAGCGCCAGCTTCAGCTGGTCGGAGCCCAGGTTGTGCACGCCGTGGTTCTTGTGCTCCACGAATCCATTGAGCTTGACGAATGACGCCATGATTATTCCCCTTGCAATTCAGTTGCCACAGTCTTCATCGCGCAGCAGGTCTTCCAGTTCCCGCTCCAGCGACCGCTGGCTCGTTCTCAGCCTCCCGAGGCGTTTCAAGTCCCTGTCTGTGGCGCTACCCTCCTGCGCCACCCGCTCCAGGTTGAAAACCTCAGAATCCGTTTGACGGATCGCTTCTTCCAGCGCCGTCTTCTGTATCGTGTGCTGGTTTTCGCACACCGCGCCTTCCAGCGATTCCAGGCGCATATGCACCTGGCGCATCGCCTCCTTGCTACTCTCCCGGAACGTCTCGAAATCCGTCGCCAAGACAAATGGATTGACGAAGACGCCCAACCCGACCATCAGCGTGCAGAAAGCCAGAATCGTGAAGTTCGGGTGCTTGTGTATTTCTTTCTCGAGTAGCGATGTCACAATTTCGCGCACGTCTATACCCTGGGTCGCGGCCCACGCATTTATGGTTTGATGAAAGGCTGCGCCCTATGGCGCGAAAATGGGAACCTGCCTGGGTGGAAGATTCCTTGAACGCAAACAAAAACCCGCCATTTGGCGGGTTTTTGTTTGCGCTCTACGGGCTGGAATAATCAGGGCATTTCCCGGCTCCTTGGCGTAATCTATGCTTGATTTTAGTTTTGGCCAGAATGCCAAAATACACGCTAACGATATACATTTTGTACACGTAAGGCAAGCGCTTTATTGAAGGCCCACCTTATAGCCGATTTTGAAAAGCGCCATGCGATCCACCCTGTCGAGATCGTCGCAAACTTTGGCCCAGTGTTGACGATAGGTATTGCTCCACATTTGTCGCGTGATCGTACGGTTGCTCGAGCTGAACTTGGCGTCCCACGGAATCTCTCCACCCATCTGCCCCATGCGCCATGCGACCATTTCCCGGATTACCGCGCGAGTCTCCGCCCTCACCCCGGCGCAATACAGCGCCTCATACTGCCTGGCGTATCGATGCAGGAAGCTCGCCCAACACTCGCTCCGCTTGTGGCAGCGGTCCCGATAACAAAAGTGCACCCACAGCTGTTCCATCTCCGTCAGTTCGGAAATGCACCGATGGACGAAAGCCGTCAGCTGCTGGCTGTCCGCGAGCAGCGGCCGCGATCGCCCGCTATTGCGGGTTTCCACGACGGACACGCGCGTCGCGGCAGTGCGCGACGGAACCTTCTTGCCATCGCCGCGGTCTACTGGCAGGCGTCGCGCCGGTAAGGCCCCCTGCCCATCGGTGCGCAAGTGGCGACTGCCAGTGAATGCTCCGACACCCCCGCCACGCTTGTCCACGTGGCCGAATGCCGCAAGCAGGGCCGCCCTGCCAATCCGCACCGCCTCATCCCCTTCTGCCCCCATAATAGCGCCCCCGCCGTACCTTGATCAGCCGCAACAGTTCATCTCTGCAACGGCGCACGCACTGCGCGCCGTGCTCGTATAACGCAACGACCCCAGGGTCGGCGCCTCGCATTTCCGCCTGGTCAGCCCCTCCACTCAGGACCTGCGCCCGCTGAGACCACGAGACCTGCAGGTCATCCAGGTCCTGCAACTCCAGAGCCTGCCGATCCAAGTAGGAACGCACAAACATCACTGCCAGGCCCGCGTGGATCAGGTGCGCATCACACCGGTATACAAACCAGCCCAGCCTCGCAGCGTGGTGATACTTTTTCAGGTCCTTGGTAAACCCCAGGCCGCGATTGTGGCCGCCGCTCACCATGGCCCCACCCTCAACCTCTACCGCCAGACCAACATCAGGCCAGGCGAAATCGAAGCGCCAATCTGACAAGCCAGCCTGCTGCAGGCGAAATCGGACGCCATCACCCTTGCCTACGTGTTCTGCGGCAAAACGGTACTGCACCATGAAGCCGATGTCAGCCGCGCTCAGTTGGCGAGCCAGCTCATCCTCCAGCTCTGACCTGTTGGTCCGTCGCGTGCGGCGGTTTTCCTGGTACTTCGGCAGCTTGCCGGGCCGCCTTTTCACGCAGCACCCACAAGATCGAAATCGTCGGGCGTCTCGAAACGCACCTTGACGGCAGATGCTCCCACGGCCTACGCCTCCCGCCTGTTCCAGGCATCTACCGGCGCCCCAGCGAAGCACCGCGAGCACTCGTATGCATCGTGCTCGCCGTCATCAAGGCACCACGTTCCGTCAAAAAGCTCCGTGCATCCGCAGAACGGGCAAGGCAACGGCTTGCGATCTTTACTGGGAGCCGCCCCGCTAAGCTCCTCCAGCCGGTCTGCAGCGTCGTGCAGAAGCCTATGCGGCCACTGAATGCGGGCATGAGGGTGGCCGACGCAGGCGTCACGCAATCGCTTTATGATCTCCTCGGTTGTCATCAATCTCGACCCCTCTGTATCTGTTCAGCCAGTCCGTTTACGCATCCCACCGCATCAGCTTCCGTTACCCCTCCCCGAGGCGACGAAACTCAACAACCCACACCCACGGGTTTGCATCCCACGAGCCTTGGCCGTTGATGGATTGCCATAGAGACTTGTACGACGCTATCCGGTCGCCCTCGAACCAGGGCCACCCGTCTGCATCGCCATCGGCGGTATAGTCGCGCCAGCAGTCCTGATAATCGCCGCCGCCGGTGGGGTGGTCGATACCCTCGATACCCTCCGCCTCCGCATCCTCTTCGCTAATATCCTGCAAACGCTCTATGCGTATTTCGGTTATCTCAAGCGTGATGCGGGAGGCGCGGCGTGGCATGTAGATAGGTGAGAGCCATCCTGTCTCTCTGCCTTTGGGGTAAAGCTTTCTGTCGACGTCATCCTTGGGCGTCAGTTGGCGGTATGGATGACCTCCAGTGTTGCTCCAGATCGGTAGCAATTCACCGTCTGCCCTGTACGCGACCAAGTAATGAACTGGAGGAGGGCCGGGTATCCCAGCGTGTAGCAGGCGTAGGCCCTTCCGGTCGGCTTGGAATGCCATGGGATGCGCCTCCTTCCATGTTTCCCGCACCCACAGCCTGTCGCCTGGCTTGCCGTAGGGGCAATTGAATGACGCGAGGCGCAACCCGTCATAGCGCAGCCAGTCCCAGGTTGCCCCCTCGAAGTGCTGACAGCGCTCCGCATGTAGGTGTGGTGGCGCCTTGACCACCCGCCGCGTCTGCGTTTTCTGGCCAGCGAGAATCGCCCTGACCATCGGGGCGCCGAATAGGATTGGTCGTTCCTTCACCCTCTACTCCTCCTCTCCAAAGAGAGGAAACTCAAAAGCTCCGCCTTTCTGCTCTGCGTCCCACCTGCAAAAATCTATAAAGCTATCGAACCCGTCCCCATACTCGATAAACCGCTGGTAACGCTCCTGGCTTCGGCTCATGCGGCGAACTGGCCCCATATCGCCATACGTGACTTTCCACGTGGGGTGGCATGGTGAAATGATGCCAGGCTTGTCATCGTCAAAACTGACGCCGATGTAATGCCCTTCATCTCGGGCAATGACCCCGGCTCGCCCGTTGGCCGTAACCCGGCGTCCATAGCAGGCTGGCACTCGGTAATGCTCACGTACATACTCATAGTCCATGCTTTTTGTACTCCTCCTCTCCGTTGGCGGCGGGCGAGACGGCGCCCACCCCGCACGCCTCCAGCTCCTGAATTACAGCAGTCTCGATTGTGTGCAGGTGCTCGTGTAGCAATTCGTGGGAGCGTGATACTTGCAAGCTTACGAATACCAGCAGAGCCAGTATAAGCACCTTCATTTACTCGGCCTCCCCCGCCAACGTTCCGCGGAACCGCTCTTCAGCGGTCTTCCATCCCAGCTGTTCCAATCGCTCGTCGCTATGCGCATCGTGACAGCCATGACAGGTACACTCCCCTTCGTTGCACACCAAGGGGGTCAGGCCATGGGCAACCTTGTCGCCGGCTTCGTCATAGCCAAAATGCCGAAATGGTCGCCCACACTCTACGGGTAAGGACACAGACCCATCGGCGAGCAGCGGAGCTTTTAGCGGTGGGTATGTTTTCATCAGCCCCTCCCGGTCCGGCGTCCTGGTCCAGTGGTCGAAGTACTCGACACCGAAATATCGGACTATCGCCGGGTAGTCGGGATGCGCATGCCCCTGGAACGCAACGCGGTTTTGCTCATCGCCCTTACCCGGTATCGGATAGAGCTCACCCGACCGCGCGTCCACCACGCGCAGCGCACACTCACCACCGGGCGGCTGGACTTTCTCAACCTGTGGCGTCGGTACGCCGTACAGGTCTTGATACCTCGCAACCGGCTGGGCGTCCCAGCAGTGCCACTGCAGATCGCCGCAAGCCATGACCTCGCTCTGGCTGGGATCAAACGGGTTGGTAACCACCTCCACCTTTGCGCGCCTGATCTGCTTCTGGCACGGCGGCTCACCCCCGAGCGCCGCATAGGTCGCCCTGCCTGGCGGTACCGCTTCAAAGCAGCCGTATCCACGTCCATGGGTATACATCCAATCAGCACCGCCACCAGGCAGCGGAGCGGGATAGCCAGCCCTGCCGGCAGCGCGGCCGTCGCGGTGCATCCTCGGCCAGCCCAAGTCCTGATCGTTGGCGTACGGCGTCAATGCCTCCAGGCTCTTCTCTACATAGTGCGCCGACCCAGGCACATCGGAATTCGACTCCATGCCACCCACTTGGCTCGCGCGCAGCGCTCCTTCCACTACACCCCCGCGAAAATCCAGGCCAAAGATCAATCCCATGGCCCCAGTGCTGTTCTTGGCGTAGTAGTTGGTGACCGCAATCTTTCCCGCGTGGATCTCGCCCGTGGCGCGTAGCGCGCGAAACTGAGTACTGCCCTCGCCCTTTCGCGCAGGGTCCACCCAGTCTTTGAGCAGCGCAGTGGTGATGATGTTGCCGGACCCATGAGCGCCCAGAATGGTGATCACCTCACCCCCGCCGAGGCCTACGCTTTTTAGCCACCACACGTTCTGCGGCGTGGATCCGTATTCGCCAGGACCATCCCCCTCCCACGCGGAAAAGAGCACTTCGCCGCTGGACAACACCTCAGGGCTGAGCGCCATCCACTCCCCCGGCGTGATATCGGTGATGTCGGCGAGCTGACGGCCGACCAGACGCGCGCGGTGGATGTGCAGCGCTTTCGAAGGGTAGAAATTGCGCGGGAACCAGTAGCTGCCGTCAGGATGCCTTCCGGGCGTACTGCGCGGGGCATAGGTCCCCGCTCGATCGCTCGCAAATACAATGCAGTCGTTGCCGCACCAGTCGGGCGTGCGGTCCCGGTGGCCGCTGCTGATCCTGTATCGCTGCCCGCTGTCCAGCTCATAAATCCACAGCTCAGCGGTCACGGTGTCAAACTCCCACAGATCCGTCATCGGCCCATTTGCCGCCTTGATCGGCCAGCGTGTGGCGCCAGGCGGAGCGGTGCTGACGGCGTAGACCACCCTTTTGCCGTCGGGGCTGATGCGAGCCTCCTGCGCGGTGCATATGACATCGGATCCCGTGCAGTCGTGGATTACCGTGATGCCGCCGGCCAGGTCATCAAACACCACGTCCGCTTCGGTCTGGCGCCACATGCGGCCCACGTCATTGACCCGTTGCCAGTTGCTGGCGTCATCGATGGACTTGCTGTAGGGAGTTTCCGGGTCAACAGTAATTCGCGTGCCGTGCCGCGGCTGACGCGTGTAGGTGATTCCCGCGAGCACCGGGGTGGGCCGGGTGATCTGCAAGGGCGTGTACTGAGTAGCGCTGGCCAGAGTCAGAGCCGGTATGGTGACCTCGCCGGTGCGTGAGACCTCGACCGTGCCGGATGCAGACCCTATCGACCAAGAAACGCGATCCCCCCTCTTAAGCTTGAAGTTGGCCGGGTTGCGAATCGTCAGGTCAAAGGTAGCCACCTCCGGCTGGTCCGGAATTCCGCCGCCGATATCTGTGTGCCTCAGATATCGCAGCGGCAAAGTTAGCCCGCCTTCCGTGTCCCGGACTCCCTTGCTGTTCCAGCTCAGCCCGAGGTTGTAGTGGCCTCTCGGATAGCCCTTGCCGTCGGCGTCCTGCAGGTGATTCGCAGTCGAGCCAGTGAACACCGGCAGCACCCCCAAGCGTCGGACCTGCGCGTCCGGTCCCGCGTACCGGTCGCGCCATGGGAGGTTTACGCCAGGCTCACCCCCCTGAACGTGCCAACCCAGCCCCCACATCGCAAAGCACGCGACCTTGTACTTGTCGCAGTAGCGGAGGAAGTCTAGGTCAAACACACCCAAGTTGTCGTTCGTGTGCCCCTGGAGCTTGAAATAAACGTGCGACAGCCGGCCCTTGCGCATCTGCTCTTCCAGATCGGCTGCACTGATATCGTAGCCCTGCCAAGCGCGCTGCACCGCGGGGTCGCGCCAATAGCGCCCCTGCTTGCCGGCAAAGTTGGTATGCGGCACCGTGGCGTCCACCACTGATAGCCAGTTTCGCCAGAACCCGTCGGGCATCAGCATCGCCTGCAGGATGCATCCGGTTCCGCCCATAGACGCGCCCACGCACTCCACCCCCGCGCCGAAGTCTATGGACGGCTTCATCAGCTCCACGGCCTTGTTCAGCGACACCGCCAGGCGATAGCCCGCATGGTTCTTTCCCTGGTTCGGGCCCCACCAGGTGGCATCATCGCCGTCCTGCGTGCTGCAGTTGGCAATGGTGATGTATCCCGCCTGCGGGTCCTGGTTCGGCTCTGTGCACGCTTTCGGGACGCCCCCGGTTCCGTGTAGCGCCAGCCTCAGCTTTAGGGAATTGTCCCGTGGCAGTGGGTTCGGCGCGATGATCAGCAACGGTATGCCATCCTCCGCCTCGGTTTTCGTGGTGTAGGGTTCGCCGCTGAAACTGCAGCGATACGCATTCCACAACTCTGTGACCGGCTCGGGATCCGAGCAGACCACGTCACGACTACTGCCGGCCTCGGTTTTGCAACCACCCAGCAGCATCATCATCACCGCCAGGACGATTAGCACCAGGCCAATGCCGAATGATTTATGCATGATCGATAGCGCCCCCTGGCGCGTGTTCCGCGGGGCCGGGCGCGCAGCCTGTTCCCGCATTGCTTCACTGACCGCGATAGGCAGCGCTTTTCTTCTCACCACCGCCACCACAGCAACAATGCCAGCACCAGGTTCAGCACCAGCGAATAGGTGATCAGGTGGCCATTGAAATACGCCGCCCGCGCCACCCTTGCCCCTTCCGTCCAGATGTTGGTGAATGCATGGCCGGACCAGGGCGCCCGCTTCCAGCGGTCAATGAAGGGCTGCACCGCCCTGCGCCAGATCTTGTATTCCTGTTTGATCCTGGCCCGCACCCTGGCAAAACCATCCTTTCCCCTCGGCTGATCACTCACCGCTTCCACCCCCTTGCCGTTCAGTCACCAAACTTCACCAGCGGCTGGTCCGCTTTGATGTACAGCGGATGACGTGGCGCGCCAGACTTGGTGACACCCAGGCACCACAGCCTGGCATCCGTATCCTCCGCAAGCTGCATGAATTCGCGCACGCGATCAGGCGCCGCGCTGTTCCCCCAGGCACAAACCGCTTCACCGTGTTCACGCAGCAGACGCACCAGGTGCGCGTCATTGTCAGGCCCCACCGGATCCGCACACAGCCGCAGCGCCGCCGGATCCGTTGCCCGGTATGCGTAGAGGTTCGCCACCGTCAGGCCCGCACAGCCCCAGCTTTCCGCAAAGCCACGGCAGCGGCGGATGGTAGGGTCATCCAGTTCAGCGTCAGCGGTGGAAGGGTTCAGCATGATGAACAGAACAGGGCCGCGCTCAGCGATTAGCGATCGACCAGGCCGCGTCAGCCAGTAGCGATAGAAGCCGCAGTCACTGATCAACGCACCACTATTCATCAGTAACCGTTCCGTCTGGATGCGTGACTTTCAATTTACGGCCGCCCTGCACAACAAGGTACGGCACCGCAAACTGGTCAGCCATCTTGATCCGCGCCATGATCCTGGCGAGACCATCCTTCCCCCTCGGGTTGTCGGTCATTTCCACCCCCAGTGGTCATAAGCCCTGCAGGCCTCAGCTGGAGTCTTGAAGGCCATCGTCACGGTGTTGCCGTTCAGGGTCTTCACTACTGGCTTCGGCGGGCCATTGAGCAATCTCACCACCTCCTGAACAGGCACCGGCTGTCCTTCGCGTAGCACTACCGCGCCATCCCCCATGATTCCTTCCGTGTACTCGGCCATTTGCCTACTCCCCTTGCGTTTCCAGGAAGTCCCGGATTTCTTCCTCGAGCTCACTAGGCGCCACACCTAGCGCGAGGTTCAGCAGCTCCCTGGCCTTTTCCATATCTGCCTCAGCGCGATCGAGGCGCGCAGACAGATCACCCCCGGCCACCACTTCGATCTGACCACCGAGTATCGGGGTGCGAATACCCACCCGCGGCGGATTCAAGCCGTGGTACACCACGTAGGTATGACGGATGCCGATGGGCGCCTGGCTATCAGGTGGCACGAGTGCGGACCTCCTCGCCGCTAGATCGCGTGTCGCCAGGGCCGCGCTCTGGCGCGGTCACTAACCGACTCCTGAGTTCGTGGAGCCTTTTCAGGTCCTCGATGTGCGCAGCGCCAGACTCCAACATCAGGGCCACGCTCTCCAGATGCGCACCGTTAAGCCAGGTGCCCATACCGTTGGCCTGAACCTCCGCGCGCAGGCCGGTGGCGCAAAGCCGCATAGCATCTGGGCTGCAGTCACCTCCGCCGTTCAGGATTGCTTCTTCAGCCTCATCCGGTGACAAGGCCGGCGTCTCGGGATCAGCCTGGGCGGCCGCCCTTTGCATCTCTCGCTTGCCGGTCAGCAGAAACCAAGTGAGCATCAACATGATGCTGGTAAACCACCAGGCCATAGCCCAGCATGCCACCACCAGAGCAGCCAGCAGGGTCCGATTGACTCGCACCAACCACAGCATGGTTTTTTCGAACACCAATGACGCACTGGACAGCAAGGCAGCCCAGCCGACGGCAATGAACAGCCACAAAAGGCCGCGGCCAATGTTCATCAGTACTTGATCACGCAGGGCATAGCCGACAATGATGTTCGCCAGCGCGGCGCCATAAGCTATCGTTGCAGTGTATTTCCACATTACTCCTGTCCCTCATCGTCATCTTCATCGTCCAGATCGCGCTCGCCCCATGGGATATACGGCGCCTCGACGTCGTCGTAGATCTCCTGCAGGATCGCCGGGCGGTCTATGCCACAGGCCAGAATCGCCGCACGAAGGTCGGGCACCTTTAGCTTGTCCCAGGGCTTCCCCTCGGGCTGCTCGAGCTGGTGCAGCTCGACGAGGTGCAAAAGCTCAGCCTTGCGAAACAGTTCGAGGAAGGGCGCCTCGATCGTCCAGACCGCTTCGATGTTGCGGCCCCAAAGCTCGCGGCAGATTACTTGCGTCTCGCGCCACGGCAGGGAGTGTGCGACCTCGATTGCCGCGCAGAGCTTCGGGAAGTCGGTCGATTTTGCGGCAAGCAGGTCCTCGATACTGCCGATTCCGGCCTGCTTACTCGATTTGTAGTCCATGGAGATCGCGGGCTTGCGCCACCACCCGGCGGGCCCTGGCCTTTCCATAGCGTGCCAGGCGAGCAGCTCGTCGGTGATATCGATATCGCCCTGCATCTTCTCGATAATCCGACTCACCAGGTAGTCGTGCAGGTAGTCGCGACACTTCTCGCGCAGCGACTGCTGGCGCTGTTCTCCTTTCTGCTCGACCTCTTTCTCAGAGGGCGCACCGGAGTTCGGCGCCTTCGCCTGCTTTGGCTTCTCGCCGCCAGGCAGTAGCCCAGCCGCCTTTGCCTCCCCATTCTTCTCCTGGAAGTCCTTCGGGCTCATGCAAACGGCTTCACCACCTACGGTGACGAGGTGCTCGCAGCCCTTACACGCAGTTTTGTAGTTGAAGTGGACTGCCTTGTCGCCGTACCAGCTGTGCGTTTTCGTAAGGCTCACGCCGCCAGCCTCGTACAGACCCTTGACCGCAGAAACTCGCGCCTCATGCACGGTGGCTTTGCCCCGCCAGTCGATGTCCTCCTTGAGCTCGCTGATAGCTGCCTTCATGGCGGCGGGGTACTTCTTGAGCGCACGCAGCTTGGACGCCGCGGCGGGCTCGAGCTGATCAGCGTCGATAAGGTTCTGCACGGCCTTGGGTAAATCGCACAGCTGTATCGCTTGCTCGATTTCCTTCGGCTTCATGGGCGGCAGGCCTGCGCGCGCCAGGTGCGCCGACAGATCGTTCACCGAGGCGAACTTTTCGCGCCGCAGCGACGCCAGCATGCGCGCCACCTCCATTTTCGAGAGCTTCTCGCGGATATTGTTCACGGCGAGCTGGTCTACCCGGATATCCTCCTCACTGATATCGCCGTCCATGAGCAGAACCGGCACCTCGTCCTGCTCGGCAATCTGCGCCGCACGGTAGCGACGCTCGCCGTCGTAGATGACGAGCTCCCCGTTGCTGCTCTCGCGCACGATGATGGGCACCAGGACCCCGCGATCGACGATGCTCTGCGCGAGCTGCTTCAAGGATTTCTTGTCGAAGTTTTTGCGCGGCTGGTCAGGGTCGGGCGTCAGGGTGGACAGCGGGACGTGCGTTATCTGACCTGCGACCAGGGCGTTGTTGTTCTGAGTCATTGGATCACCTCGAGACCCTGCAGGGTCACGCTAAATTGATGGACGCCGAGAGCCCCGGGGCAATGCACGCGGGCCATGTAGCCGCCCTCGACGAGCTTCTCGAACAGGTCGTAGCGATCGGTCCCCTCGGATGCGATCGCGTGGTTGCCGCCTTTGACGATCGCCTGCATGAGGGCGACCTGCTGGCTGTCCGGCGGAAAGGGCAACGGTAGATCATCAGGCAGACTCACAGTCTGTCAGCCCTCCCCGCTCGCCTTATCGATCAACTCTTCCATCCACTTTTCCGCCGCCCTCAGGTCCGCGGGACTGCCGGTATGGTTCCAGTTGGTGATATGCCGGACGACACCAGCCTCCTCCCGATCGAGCTTGTTGGCCCTGGTGTACTCCAGGGATGTAATCCGGTTGTGCCACCAGGCACCGTGCACGCACGCCCCACACAACTTCCGCAGCATTCGCTGGTACAGCGAATCAGCCTGAATGAATCGGATGAAATGCCTGGCCTTGTGCAGGTCTTCGACGCCGCCCTTGTCTCGCCAGCGGGTGACGTACTTGACAACCATGCTTTCGCAACCCTGTAGCATGTTGGCCTGCCAGTACTGCACTGGCTCGATCGCACAGTGCTTGTAGTGATCACCCCCGATCTGGTGGTCCAGGGGATTCAAAGGTCCTTCCCCTTACGCATCAGCCTTTCGATTTCAGCCAGTATCAACGCGCCAGCTTTCGTCAGATCACGAAGCGGCGTGGTGGGCTTCCACCAGTGGTACATAAACGGCCAATCGGATGGGGCAGAAGACTCACCTCCTGCTGGATTAATAACGTTCACGGCGTAACACGCCGCAGCCTTTGGGAGCTCCCCGCGGACATAGCCATCATCCCACGCAGGGCTCCAGCCCTCTTCCAGGACCTGGCGTTGGCGCTCCCTGGCAACCAGGGTCAGTGCGGTACCTGCCCCGGGGCCCGACGTCAGGTGCGCGCGCGCAGCTTCGAGCTTGCTGATCAACACATCCAGCGCCTCTGCGCTGTCCGTTACGATCTCCGCGAAAACAGCGCCATCCACAGGCCTCGGAGCCGCGCAGGGCGCATCAGACTCGCCAGGCCCGTCACACAGCGCAAAGACCACCCCCGCCGCCTTGCCTCCATCCTCCCACGCATCTGCCATTTTCACCGCGCCCGTGCCCAACCTCAGCCGCACACACTCGCCGGTCCTGAGCACGCCCAGCTCATGGGCGCGTAACACATCCTCTCTGGCCATATCAGCGACCACCTCCCTTCAGTAATCCGCCCAGATAAATACCCAAGCCCAGCATCGACAAACTGATATCCACCAGCGACTTCCACACGGGGTGCGGGTATTGAATCAATTGGTCGGCGAAGGTAGGCAGGACGATCGCCACCCCCAGGGCTATCACGAAATGTTGATTCACTGCTTTCGGGCCTCCACGAACATGCTGCACACCACAGCGCCAAGTCCGATCATCGCCAGGGCGAATGCCAGCTTCCCGTAGTGCGGCGGCACGAAATATTTAGGGCCCAACATCAAGATCACCCCCAGTGCCAACATCCGTCCTTGCATGGATCCCCCTACTCGCACCCGCTGGGCACGGTTATCAGTTTCTGATCACGAATTCTGCGCCGCCAGGTGCGGTAGATACCGCGCATCTGGCAACGCAACAATTCCGCCTCCGACAAGTCCACGGTCATCCGGCCGTCGACGATCGCGTGACAGGTGGCGCAACCGTCTACCACCCACCAGTCCGGAGACTTGATAGACGTGCCCTTGTCCTCACTGGGCAAATGGCACGGCACCGTAGTTTCCGTGCCGCCCTCACACCACGGATGGATCCCGAACGCACACGTCTGATCACGCGATGCCGCGGTCAACTTACTCACCACGCGGACCCTTGAGCCAGTTCAGGATGTCATTCACGCCGGCCTCCACGCGGGCCAGCTCCCGGCGAAGATCTCCACCCCCGTTGCGCACATTCCAAGCCGCATCGGCCGCGGGGGTCGCCAGGCGAACACCACGGGGCTGACCTGCAAGGCTCGGCGAAATCTCCACGCGCGGACCAAGCGCCCCGCAATCCTCACATCCAGTCTGCACGTAGCGCAGGTCGCCGTGCATGAAGTGGCGCTGACCAGACGAGGCCCCACCTCCGCAGAAGGGGCATTCGCGCAGCTCACTCACCGGACGGCCCATTCGGGTTCAGCTCCAGCCATGCGGCTACCTGATCTTCCGGCCAGGCTTGGGGCTTTAGCCCCTTGATACGCGCCGGGAAGTCCTTGGCGGCGGTCCAGCGACGCGCCGTGGTTTCGTGCACGCCCGCCATACGCATGATTGCCGGGATCCTCACTATCCAGCGGCCGTCCACAAGTTCCCGCGCAGCCCTGGACACAACCTTGCCCGTATGCGGGTCAACGACCGGCTGAGAGTTGAACGGATAGACCGGCTTCGCGCCGTCGCACGACGAAAGCACTTTGATCTCGCCGCCGCGATCCAGAAACTCCTGCGTCTGGCGCGCGATTTCCGCTCTCAGCGCATCCGTATTCGGCCGCGGTGCCTCGTTCGTGGCGAAACGTCTGATCTCCGAATAGCTCATAGCTCACTCCCCGTGATTCACGTAGAACAATGAAATTTGTCAGCCCGCCTACCGGTCATCGGGATGCCATCCCTGCTCCAGGCCGCTGTGGCCCTCCGGTGCCGGCGGAAGCCAATAAACCACCGCCAGAACTGGCAGGCCCGCCGGCCACACCACCGCAAGCAGCACCAACTTTTTCCCGGCGATATGCATGCCCTCCTTGGCGCGCAGCAGTTCGACCAGCACCAGCACTGCACTGGCGCCCAAAATCCACAGTAAAAACATCACCATTCGATCGCCTCCCGCTGGCGCGCCAGGCGCCACTGCGTGTATGTCCGCCCCTGGTGCTGCTTGAAAAACACCAGGAACGCCTCGCTCGTTTCGTAGCCGCAGAATCGCGCCGCCTTACGAATGTTCACCCGGCCGGACTTCTTCACCAGGAGACTAAGGCGCCGGCACTGCTCCCGGCGCTTTTCCCCCGCCCAGCTGGTGCCTGCACCCCTCAACCGGCGGGCCATAGTCACCGGGTTCATGCCCATCCGACGCGCGCATGCGGATGCACTGGCCCGGGCGAGGTCTTCGTGGTGGTACAGGTAGCGCCGCACCCTGAGGCGCACGGTGGTCGGGTCCTGGGTGCCCAGTTGCGCGACGGTCATGCTGGCTCTCCGAAAGTCTCCGTGGACTGCAGGCCCGCGGATCGCGCGAGGCGATGGCGGTACCTGGCCTGATCACAATCCGCGGACTCCCAGTCACGCAGCACCCAGTCGCGGAACAACCGCGGCCAGTCGCTGTGCTGAATCTCCATTGACCGGAACCAGATCACAAACACCTCCCGCGCCTTCTTGATCAGCGGGAGCGGCACCCCCATCGCCTGCAGGTCAGTCACCTGCGCCTCGTCTGGCTCCCAGTACAAGTCCAGCGCCCTGGGCTGGTTGGCCAACACCTGCATCAGGTAAGGCTTCGGCTGCACCGGAGCGGCGAGGATTGACACGACCAGGGCGTCCAGGAGCCGGTTGATGCCGGACTGCTCCTTGCACATCCCGAGGAACGCGCGCGCCTGATCCTCCGGGATCGCGTAGCCGGTCAACCAGGTCACGCCACGGTCGAAAATGTATTGCGCCGCCGACTCATGCTGATAGAGCTCGCCGAGCGAGCGCATAGAGTTATCCACAGGATTGGCCGCGCGAGCGGCCGATGCGATAGCATCGGAACTGGTATGATCATTGGTATGATCAGTACTGGTATGTTCTGGATCGTCTTGGGCAGTTTTTCCAAGTTGGAAGTTGGGTAGTTTTTCCAAGTTGGGCGGTGTTGTTTTTCCAACTTGGGCAGTTTTTCCAAGTTGGAGAGATTCGCCAGTGTCAGAGCTTCCAACTTGGGCAGTTTTTCCAAGTTGGGAATACTCGCCATCTTGGGCGGCCGCGTCCTCCGGCAACAACAGCCGATCGGGAATGGTGAGTCGGTACTTTTTCGGCCCGTGAAAAGACTTTTTCTCGGCCTTGCTGAGCCACCCTTTGGACTCCAGGCGGCTCGTAATTTTGGAGACCTGCGTGGCGTCTCGATAGCCCGCCCGATGCGCAAGCGTGGCCAGCTTCGGCCACACCGTGTCGCAATTCTTGTCCCGAAACGAATACAGCGCCACCAGCACTTTGAACTCCGATGGCGTCAGCTCAGGGTCTGCGATCGCCTCATGGGGCACGATGGCGAATTTATTCAAAGCCCCACCCCCGACAGCCGTTCATCAAGCTGGCGCAGACGCCTGGTCCGCTCTTTGCTGTCGCGTATCAGCCAGCCAAGCGTCATGCTCGTTTTGGCCAATCCGGCTTCGCGTATCGGGTTGGCTGCACCCCGCCCCATTGCGCTGATCGCCTCGACTGCCGCACTAATGGCTGCCTGGCGCGTTCTGGGCCTCGCCGGCGGAAAATTCGGCACGCGCACCCCCGGGAACACCTCCGCCGCCAATGATTTGCCGTACTTATCCATGACACCCCCTAAGCCAAAGTTCTGAAAAAGGCCGCTCGCGGCGGCCTTGCTGTGGATCCCCTTGGGCTAACCGCCGGAGCCCTGCTGTTCGTCTTTCTCGGCGCCTCCCTGGTCGGAGTCCTGCTGTTCGGCATCATTGGGGCCGGCGCCCTTCGACCCGTCATCATCGGTGCCGGTGGAATCAACCCGACTACCGGTGGCCGCCCTTGCGTCCTTCTCCTGCCGGCTCTTGTCCGCCGGCAGCTCCTGCACACGCACCATGGTGTTTCCGTGCACGTGGAATTCACGCTCTTCGCCGTCCTGCAGGAACGCCGGCGGCTGACCGGTCACGTTGACCCGGACTTCCACGTCCGCACTACAGTGCGCCTCGACTTTCACATTGGTTGTCATGGTTCCCCCTGACTGTTTCTATGCGCCCAGAGATGGGGCCAGGCGCAGACCCCTGGTTAAACTGACTCGATCCTGGGCAAGGCACGCAGCAGCTGATTCAGCGCATCGACGGCATCGTCGACCTCGCCACGAATACGCGCGTGCTCTCGAGCTGTCAGCCGACCGTCGGAAAGCGCGTCCTGGATCACGCGCGCTACATCACCGTTCTCGGCCGCCGCGATCAGCACCGCCTCAGCGATGTTCCGGGCGCCCCCCTCCTGGTCACTGTCCCGGACATAGCGCCCGCCCAGAATCTGGCATTCCGCGCTGATAATGTCTCGGGTGTTGGTGACCAGCTGCAGGGATATCGCTTCGCGCTGGCTCAGCTTGTTCTGATCTGCCGCCCAGTTGACCTTGTTGTTCAGGACCGCATAGCCCACGCCGATGCGCGCTGCGATCTCCTCGGCAGACAGGTCCGGGTGTGCGTGGAGTGTTGAGTGGTTTGCTACGTCCAGCTGGTCCATATGATCCCCCCTGGTTCTATGTGTGGCATCAGCCCGCGTTCGCTAGGCTTGAGCAAATGGACGCCTACGCAGACTGCTTTGCGACGACGCGCGCCAGATACAGGCGCTCAATCTCCCGGCCGATGGTCGTGCCCGGGTTGCGTGTATCGCCACTGCTGATCCGGCTGATCGTCGACTGGCTAGTGCCAGCCAGGCCGGCCAGCTCCGTTTGGCCGATACCGGACTGCAACAATGCGTTTGTCATGTCTTTGAGTGTCGCCATGCCCGCAGAGAATAATGCAAATTTGCATACGTAGCAAGGCATATGCGCTTTTTCATTGGAGGCCGGGATGAATGACAATGCGAATATGTATAAGAGTCGATTCAAACCAATCCCGGGAAAGCCGCTGACCACAACCATTCCGGCCTTGCTAGAGTGGCGCGGAATTTCGCCAAGGGGCGTGGAAGAGGCGACCGACGGGAAGGTATTTCAAAGCAACATTCAGCGCATTTGCTCCGGGAAAACAAAAAACCCGGGGCAGGATGTCGTGGGCGGCATCGCTGAGTTTTTCGGCCTCTCGATCAGTGAAATTTACAGCGCGGAGTTCGTTCAGGCATTCATAAAGGCCGGCGGGAGCAGGAAGCGAATGGGCCAAGGGGCGATCGCCGCTGCGTACACAGGCGAGCGGGCACAACCTGGCATCTTAAAGGATGCTCAGGTGCAGTGGACCGATGAGCAAGCGAAATCTATCTTCGCAAACCTGACAGCGGATGCCGCCACCCAGCTCATAGAAGAATTCGTCCAGGGCCTCCCCAAGGAAGACCGAATCAAGATCGCCCAGGCTTGCCTGGCTGATCTTGACTGAGTTGCTGCGCACGCTCAATCATTCTGCGCTGCTGCTTTGGCTCTGACGCCTTGAAAATTTTCATTAGTATTTCAAGCTGGGCTGCGGTGCACTTACTATTTTTTTTTAGGGCCATAGATACTACTTAAACAAAGCCGGACTTCACATGATGCATTTTTCAATCGCTCGACAGGATACGACACACAGCTTCAATGCCAAAACCTTGACCCGTGTTGCAGTATTGCGAAATAAAGTCACGGCGGTATGCCTTCTTGCACTTTCCTGCCCGCTACTGGCGACCGCGCAGGTATACAAGTGCGAGGACGCTAACGGCAAGCCGGTGTTTTCTGACAGGCCATGTGGCGCCGACGCTGAAACCGTAGACGTTAAAGTGCGGAGCTCTGGCATTTCGGTCGGCCCCAGCGGGGATTTTTCAAGGGTGCGCGAAGACATGCAAAGGCGTGAGATTGAGCGCAAAATTGCACGCCTTGACCAAGACATCGAAGACCTGGAAGACGAGCGTGACAGGCGCCTTGATGCCATTGCGAAAAAACGCGAGCAAGCGAACAACAACCTTGCCGGTGCCACCTGGGAACAAAGTCTGGCGACCGAGATGGCCAGCGTGTCTCAAGACTACAATGCCCGCATCACTGCAAAGCGCAGTGAAATAAATCGGTTGCGCGATCGCGCTGACCGCTAACTCATACACCCTGGCGCAGGGCTTTCGCTTCCCCCAAAAAATGCAAATTTGCATATTCTGTGATTCTATGCAAATATGCATTTCAACCGGTTTAGGGGGGAAGAATGAAAATGGCAACGGCAAACGACCTCGAATACACGCAGGTATCGGAAAGCTGGCACATTCTGCGCGCGCCAGGCAGGCCGGGTGAACCAGGGCGCGTTTTTACCGGATACACGAAATCCGAAGTTTTCCAAAAGGCGGCGGCCTCGATCGGTCGGCAGCGGATTGACGATGGCGCCTACATCGGCGGGGGCAGCATTATCCTTCGCCTGGAGCGACTGCGCGCGGGAGAGTCACTGACGCAGGATCAGATCACGCAGGAAAGCGGCCTCTCTCCCCAGCACGCCAGGGAGCTGATGTATCGCCTGATCGTCGATGGAAAGCTGATCCGCGTCTGCGGTATCGGCACCACGCCAAGCATGTACCACCTCCCCCAATGAAATCCACACACCCTAACTGCAGGAACTGTGGGCGCGCGCTGACCGCGCCGGAAAGCCGCGCATGCGGATTCGGACCTAGAGGAACTGAAGAACATGAATGATATAGAGATCGACGCCAGATTTGTAAGGGGAGCACAGGCCTGCCAGGCCTCAAACGACATACGCTACTACCTAAACGGAATCTGCATCATGCCCGATGGCCGCATTGCAGGGACAAACGGCCATGTGCTCTACGTCGGGAAGTACTCCGAAGATCAGGACAGCCTGCCCGACAGAAATATCATTCTGAAGCTTCACGGCACAATTCCCAGGGCGGCTAAAAGCGTCCGATTTACATTCACTGCAAGAGCTGGAGATGTCTGGCGGGGCGTCGCGGTAACAGACAACAACAAAGCATTTTGCTTTGAAACGATAGACGGAAAGTACCCTGACATTGACCGAGTGATTCCAGAAGCACCGGAACCGGACGGAATCATCTGCGACGGCTTCGGCATACAAGCACGGTACCTGTCCCTAGTGCCAAAAACCCTGGGCGTCGGGGAATCCGTCATTTGCCAACACGCCGAGCCAAACGGGCCGGCGGTTTTCCGTCTGCATTCAGCCGACAAAGACGGCTGCGACCTATTCGCCGCTTCCTCGCGCCTCATAGTCATGCCCGCCTGGCTGAAAGCCACATATCGATCGGGGCAGGCCACCGCAACACAAACCATCTAGCCGACTACTGGAGCAAACACATGCCACGCGCAACCCCCACCAAAGAAATGAAAGCCGCAGCCAAGCATATCCTTGGCATTTCCTCGATCACCATCACCCAGCTGAGACTGATGCCCACCTTGTATCAGTCGCTGATGTCGGATGACCAAAAGCTGGATCCTGACTCCATCACCGCCGCGGAATCGAAGATCCTGCAGGAGTGGACCAAGGAAGGATGGATCACCTGGGGTGAAGACCACAGGCTGGGCTGCACAAAACCCTTCTGGAATGCCGTGTCCGAGCTGCTTTGGCTCTCATATGTCTGTCCCGAGGGAGAGGAGGAGGCTGATGCAAGTTAATACATCGAGTGCCACCAAGCTGGTTCTGACAGGGTTAATGGAATCGCATGGCATAGATCCTGTCTGCATCTTCCTGGAAGACTACGGCCCCGGCAAGGGCAAGGTCACCGTGGAATGCTACGGGAAGGCCTGGTCAAGCTACTGGCCCGCCATGGGTGAAAGATCAGTGGCTGAATTTTTTGTAGGCTGCGCTGCGGGCTATGTGGCCAAGAAGTTTGGCCAGGTAGAGGACCGCACCTATGACTGGGATGCCATTTCTGATCAGCTGGGACAGCGCACGGGTTCTGAAGTCTATATCACCAATGAAGTAGAACTGGCCGACTACCGCACAGAACTGGAAGCCATATGGGGCAATGACTGGTGGAATAATGTGCCCAAGCGCCCGCACCCTGACTATGTGTACCTGTGCAAGATCATCGCCGCCGCACAGGAAGGCGTCAGGGAATGGATGGGGCAGCCCCAGCCGGACTCCCAGGAAGTATCCACCAGCTTCCTAGGCGCGGTCACCGCCATGCGCCAGGCACAGCGGCAGTATTTCAGCACCAGGGACAAAACCTGGCTGGATACTTCCAAGGGCCTGGAAAAGCGGGTGGACCAGTACCTGGACGGCCTGGCCAGACCGGGGTTGTTCTGATGGCTGACAAAAAGCAAAGGGCCTGGGTGGCGAGTGAAGACGGTGAAGGCCACAGCGTTGTGATCTTCCATCACCATGGGCTTGCCGCCAGGCGTGAGGGGGCCAATGCCCTGGGCATGGAATTTGATGAAGTGGAGTGCAAGCGGGCGCCACACTTTGACAGCTTTGCTGACCAGGGCCATGTGCCGCCGCTGGATCTGCTGAAGGCGGGCTGGTGGTTTGAATGCCACTCGTGCGGCCACCGAATCTGTGAAGATGAATACGACCTTGACCTGGTTGTCCAGACCGCAGACCAATTGGTGTTCTGCAATACCGCGTGCCAGCAGGTCCGCGCTACCAGGGTCCTGCAGGTGGATGAAGCGTTCAATAACTTCAAGGAAAAGGTGCAGGCGCACCGGCCAGATCTAACTTTCACCAGGTTCACTGGCGGCTATCCAATTCTCACACCCAGCGCGGACTTCAAGTTCAAGGGGTGCCGGTGGGGCGGCACCGCTAGGATGGCCCGGGATGGGAAGGTGGCCTGGTACATAGCGCAAGGGGACCGGGATGCCTGGGACCTGTATGAAGCGGGCCGGGCAATGGAACCACTGGAAACCACCCCACAGCCGCCCAGCGCAATGGACAGCTGGGCGGAAGGCGAACTGTGAAGCGGGAACAGTTTTCAGGATGACCGTGGCACACCAGATGAAAGGCCAGCTGATCCTTGGCTCCAAGTTCCTGAAGAAGCACTTCCAGGCCGGATCGCGCATGACGAAGCGAGAGCTGGCCCAAAAGATACTGGACGGGACGATACCTGGCTGGGTCGAAGGCGAAACGGAAAACGGCACCCCCTGGGTCGATGAAGAATCCTGGCTGAACTCCTGGGGTCCGCCCGCGCCGATCACTGGACAGAAAACCAGTGTTGCGGACATGTGGTCCTAGTGTATGGTTTGCGAGCGCACACAACGATGGGAACCGTAACCATGCCCAGGCCTAAAAAGCCCAGGCTTGTGGATGGTATTGTCCTGCACGATCGCCTATTCCAGGACTGCAGGAAAAGACCAGGCCACTGGCGCTGGCGCCGACCCGATGGAACCTTTAAAACCTTTCGGGCAGACACCCCCGAGGAAGCCAACAGCCTTGTGGAAGCTGCTCTAAACTTCGACCCGCCGCCCACCGGCGCAACTATTCGAAAAGACTCGCTGGAAGCACTGGTGCCACTGTTCATCGAGCACCGGCAAAAACTAGACCCCAGCCTCAAACAAAAGACCAGCTGGAAGAACAGGCGCAATGCCCTCAAGGCCTTTGCCAGGTACTTCTCCGGCGTTGGCGTGGGCAAGATCTCCAGGCCCATGATTGTCACCTGGTGGGAAGGGCTGACATTCCACCAGCAGAAACAACGGCACACCGAATGCCGCCGCCTCTTCAACTGGCTGATGGGCGAAGGCCTATGCCCGCAGCTGGAATATAATCCGTTCACCACCGCCGATGACCGGCCCCGACTCATGCTCTCAGGACAGGCGCCCAAGGCCAGAATGCGAATGGACCGGGCGGACTTCTGGGCCATCTATCACCAGGCCGGCGAACTGGGGCTGGAAGGCCTGCAAATTGCAATGGGGATTAGCTTGACTACGTTCATGCGTGAGTCGGACATCCTGGCATTACGCCTCGACGAGGATCTGGAGGGGGACCTGCTGAAGAAGGTGATAAGCAAATCAGCACAGCAAAAAGGGTCTGCACGCGCCGCCAGGTTAAAATGGGATGTCGCAAACCATAGGCTGCTGAAGCAGCTTCTAGCCCGAGCCAGGGTGCTGTCCATAAAGCACTTCCGTTGCCCCTACGTGATATCCCATCGCCCGCTAAAGAAGCGCCGGGGTGCAGCGAAGGACCACCCCTACCAAGTGACACGATGGCGCTTGGCTGAAATGTTCGCCGAAGCCAGAGACGCCACCAGACGGTGGGACATAATTCAGGAAGGGCGCACACCGCCCACCTTCCACGAAGTTAGATCACTGGCTGACAGGCTGGCCGTGGACGCGGGGTATGACATCAAGACAATCCAGGGCGTAATGGCGCACGAGAGTGACGTCACCACCAAAGACTACCTTGATGGACATCAGCTGCCGTTTGACCAGGTGGATATTGTGTTTACTGAAGAAATGATTGGGGGATCCTTTTAATGAAGAAAACCACCACCTGCCGCGGATTCAGAGTGTATGAATTCTATGACAGGAATGGGGAAGCCTGCAGCCTGCAGGCCAGCAGCGTTGCCACAGAAAGCCTAATCTGGCTTGGCACTGATGACGCCAAGCCACAAGTTCTGGTGGCCGGGCAAGGGTGGCAGCCAATCGCGATGCCGGAAGACTACATGGCCACAACCAGGATGCACCTGGACCGCAAGACAGTGGCCAGGCTTCTGCCAAAGCTGATCAGGTTTGCAATTCTTGGCCGGATCTGA